TCAGACCGCAAGTGATACAAAAACAGTGAAACAGGCTTCCAATCCAATTGCCATTACAGAAAGCGCGGAACCTGTTGTAACATCAAATGGAGATGTATCTCCATCGATGGATAGTTATGTTAAGGCACTCTCTAGAACCAACCCAGTATAATAAGGGTTTTTACTTAAAATCATAGAAGGATTATAAAAATGTATCTCTCAGAAACAATTCAAAAGAAGTGGGCACCAGTATTGGACCACGCTGATATGGCTAAGATCACTGACCCATATCGCCGTGCCGTTACTGCGATTGTCCTAGAAAATCAGGAACGCGCTCTTCGTGAAGAAGCAGGTATCCTTGCAGAAGCTGGTGGATCCAACTTCGTAGGCGCGGGCGGATATGGTGGTGGAGCAACTGCTGGTGGTCCAGTAGCCGGTTTCGATCCAATCCTAATCAGCCTAGTTCGTCGTTCACTACCTAACCTAATGGCATATGACATCTGCGGCGTTCAGCCAATGACTGGTCCAACAGGTCTTATCTTCGCGATGCGCTCAACCTATGCTAACGCAACAAGCGCAGCACTAGGATCAGCAACTCCAGAAGCGTTCTACAACGAAGCAAACGTATCATTCTCTGGTACTGGCGCAACATCACCATTCACTGCGGGTAACAACCCTGATGCGAACGTTAACCCAGGTACAAGCAATGCTTCTATCTTCGGTCTAGCGAACACTGGTGAAGGATTCGACACCGGAACTGGTGAAGGTCTATCCGTTGGTACAACAATGAACCAGATGGGCTTCTCAATCGAAAAGGTTACTGTAACAGCAAACACCCGTGCGCTAGCAGCATCCTACACCCTAGAACTTGCACAGGACTTGAAGGCAGTTCATGGTCTAGACGCAGAAACGGAATTGGCAAATATTCTTTCAACAGAAGTTCTTGCTGAAATCAACCGTGAAGTCGTCCGCACCGTGTATGCAACTGCAAAGCCGGGCGCAGCGTTCTCCAACACACCGGGCGTATTTAACCTAGCAACAGGTCTAGATACAGATGGTCGTTGGCAGGTAGAAAAGTACAAGGGTCTTATCTTCCAGATCGAGCGTGAAGCTAACAAGATCGCGAAAGATACTCGTCGTGGAAAGGGCAACATCATCATCACATCAACCGATGTGGCATCAGCCCTTGCGATGAGCGGACTTCTTGACTACAACTCAGCACTAAGCAACAACACTGGTCTACAGGTTGACGACACTGGAAATACCTTCGCAGGTGTTCTATTCGGTCGCCTAAAGGTCTATGTTGATCCATACTCAGTATCAGGCGCAGATTATGTCGTCGTCGGATACAAGGGTGCGGTCGCGTATGATGCTGGTCTGTTCTACTGCCCATACGTTCCTCTACAGATGGTTCGTGCAATCGATCCTAACACCTTCCAGCCAAAGATTGGCTTCAAGACCCGTTACGGAATCGTTGCAAATCCATTCGCACAGGGAACCACACAGGGTTCAGGCGCATTGAGCAACAACAGCAACCTCTACTACCGCAAGTTTATCGTAAGCAACTTGAAGTAATAGTGTAAAACTATAATAATATAAAGCGAAACGATTGGGGAGGGCAGAAATGCCCTCCCCTTTTTTATGATATAAATAGAAGTATACTGATCATTCAAGGTCACACTAATGTCGTTTTTACAGCCAGCAAATCAGAATCCAGCACAGACAACTAAATTCAGGTTGAATTTTGACAGGCTCCCATATCTGACATTCTTCTGTATGTCGGTGAATCTTCCCGGCGTTTCATATCCAGAAGTTGCCCGTGCGACACCATTCTCGGATATTCCAATTCCCGGTGACAAGATCAAGTACGAAGAATTAAGTATTAACTTCATGGTTGATGAAGACTATCGTTCGTGGTTGAGTGTTCACGATTGGATTCGTGGTGTTACATTCCCAACAACCTTCGATGAATACAAGAACCTAAGAAATCAACTTCGTAGCAGTCCACTATCGCAGTTGAACGCACAGACGGACAGACCGCAATATAGTGATGCAACACTCACCATATATACTAACATGAACAATCCAAACATTCGTGTGAAGTTTAGAGATTGTTTTCCAATATCATTGTCCTCTATAGTATTCAATACTCAGGACAACGCTGATGTTATCATAACAGGACAAGCAGCCTTCAAGTATGCTTGGTATGATATAGAAAGACTGTAATTTATTAATGGAGTTTAATTATGAAGCCGACTGGTATTGAAGAATTGATGGAGATGTGGGAAAAAGATGCGAATGTGGATAAAACAGATCCGAGCAGCGAGATCATTCACATTCCTGTATTGCACTCAAAATACGTAAGAGAACATGCACTCCATACACTTGCTGCGAAGCAATGTGGCATGGAACTTGCACGTATGAAGAAAATCAAGTGGGAATACTACAACGGTAAGCTAGATGAAGATACACTAAAGAAGTATGGTCTGGAACCATTCAGATTCGTAATCAAAAGTGATATCTCAATCTACTTCGATGCCGATGAAGATCTCATAAAGATACAGGCACGTAAGACGCTGCATGATCAGGCTATCGAAGTTTGTGCGGCTATCATGAAAGAATTGAACTCAAGAACTTTCCAAATCAAGGCATTCATGGAATGGGAAAGATTCATAGCTGGTCAGCACTAAAATAGATGGAACTTATTATCGTCCAGAAGGTCAATGAGGTATACCTCCGTATTTTAGCGGACGATGGTATCAAGGCAGAAATGGACGATTTCTTTTCGTTCTATAAACCCGGATATCAGTATAGCCCAAGCTTCAAGGCTCGCCATTGGGACGGTAAGGCGCATCTGTTCAACAAGAGGACTTCGATGCTCTTTGGTGGACTACTTTCACATCTAAAGGCATTCTGTAAAGAACGTGAGTATAGTCTGTTTGTTGATCCTAAGATTTCCGAAAATCTCAATACAACATTCACAGAAGAACAAGCCAAAGAATTTGCTGTTCAACTCAAACTTCATTCGAATGGAAAAACAATCACGCCACATGACTACCAGATAGCGGCATTCGTAGGAGCAATCAAGTGGAAGAGATATCTACTGCTGTCACCTACGGCATCTGGTAAGTCACTCGTTATCTACATGATATGTCGATATCTCCTTGCCACAGATTGTAAACGTGGTTTGATTGTTGTTCCGACTCTTGGACTCATTCATCAGATGCTAGGAGATTTCAAAGACTATTCTGCAATTAACAAATGGAATGTAGATGGAAGTGTTCAACTAATCTTCGAAGGTCAAGATAAGAACATTACAAAATCCATTACTATTTCAACATGGCAAAGTATTTACACGGCATCGAAACAATATCTGGAACAGTTCGATTTCGTAATAGGCGATGAAGCACATGGATTTCAAGCGAAATCTCTTACATCTATTATGACAAAGATGACCAATGCGAAATATCGTATTGGAACTACCGGAACTATCGATGACAAGATTGTTAATAGATTGACTCTGGAAGGTCATTTTGGACCACAGGCTAAAGTGGTTACTACTAAGGAACTGATGGATCGTGGTCAGATAGCCGAACTTGACATCAAGTGCATCATTCTAAAATATCCAGAACACCTATGTAAGATAGTCAAGGAGGTTGAATACGCACAGGAACTCGACTTCATCGTTAAGAATGAAGCTCGCAACAAATTTATTACGAACTTAGCCCTAGATTTGAATGGAAATACGTTAATTCTCTTCCAATTTGTTGAAAAACATGGAAAAATACTGTATAATATATTACTTGACAAAACGAAAGATAAGCCTCGTAAGGTTTTCTTTGTTCATGGTGGAGTGGATGCGGAGGATAGAGAAGCAGTGAGACATATTACAGAAAAAGAGAACGATGCAATTATCGTTGCATCTTTTGGTGTATTCTCAACTGGCACTAATATCCGTCGCCTACATAATATTATGTTCGCTTCACCTTCAAAGTCGAAGATTCGTAATCTTCAATCCATAGGTAGAGGTTTGAGACTCGGTGATGGCAAAGAGAAAGCCACATTATATGATATATCGGACGATCTAAGAGTAGGAAAGTATGTGAATTACACAATGCAGCACTACGCTGAAAGAATGAAAACATATCATTCAGAGAAGTTCAGAATCTCAACCTTTAAGGTGGACCTAAAAAATGCCTAACGAAGAAGTAAAAGACCCGTACACCAAAATTAAATATTTTAGATTAGTTAATGGAGATAACA